GAATTCTGGCCAGGAAGCATCGGAACCTACGAAGGCGCAATGTTCGTTGAGTCTCCACGTCTGTTCAATGCTGCTGACGGTACAGGTGCTGGTTCTTCTTCAGGTACTTTTGGTACTTCTTCATATGTCAACGCTACAGGTGGCGTACGTGTATTCCGTACACTCGTCGCTGGTAAGCAAGCACTTGCAGAAGCAGTTGCCGAAGAGCCACACGTTATCTTCGGACCAATTGTTGATAAGTTGATGCGTTTCCGTCCAATCGGTTGGTACGGTGTACTCGGCTGGAGCCGTTACCGTGACGCTGCATTGGTTCGTCTCGAATCAACATCTTCAATCCACAACTCTTAGTCGAGTAGTTGTTGTCCTGCCCTCGCACGTGGGGGCAGGCGGCAACGCCCCATGAAAGGTAGCCATGACTTACATATTTAATCCACCTACAGTGGAAGAAGGTCCTGCGGGATTTTCACGTTTGTTTTGGCGCTATAGAATTGCCCGTGCAAATACGATTTTGGTCTATGGCACAGCCATTGTTTCCGAACGTACGCCAGGTGTAGATGAAACACAAGCAGCAGACTACTGCTATCTCGGTGGACATTCATATGTCATCACCCCAGTCGAATACAACATTCTTGTCAATGGCGGTTATGGTGCAAACATAACCACAATCCCATAGGAGATAAAGTGAATCCAGGCAGATATAACATTACCGTGATAAACGGTACAACCTTTACACTTGCTCCTATTTGGAACATCAGCAATCTTGCCGTCAACCTTACAGGTTACAGTGCAGATATGCAGGTGCGTGACGTAAGCAACAATCTTATTACAGAGTTATCCACAGCCAATGGCAAAGCAGTTGTTAGCCCAGGACTTGGCCAGGTAACATTTACTTTAACATCAGCCCAGACTGCTGCGCTAGCACCAGGTAACTACTCATACGCAATCAACTATACTGATTCCGCTGCCAATGTTTATCAAATCCTTGCAGGAGCATTTACAGTTACAGCAAGCGTGGTTCAATAATGGCTAGTACAATCAATAGCATCTCAACGGTTTTAATCCCAACCACAACTAATATTTACAATATTGCGGTTGACGAAGTACAAGTTATTGAACTTGGACCAGTCGGCCCACAAGGNATCCAAGGAGCGCAAGGTGCTACAGGAGCAACTGGATCATCTATTACAGGATCCACAGGTAATACAGGCAGCCAAGGACAGACTGGCTCTACTGGATCCACAGGTCCTACAGGAAGCACAGGCAATGTCGGTAACACTGGATCCACAGGTTCTACTGGACCTACAGGTAGTACAGGCATCACTGGGCCTACTGGATCCACAGGGTCAACAGGAGTAACAGGTGCGCAAGGTAATACGGGTGGTACTGGTGGTACTGGTGCTATGGGCAATACTGGCCCTACGGGAGCGACAGGCTCTACGGGTGCGACTGGCCCAATAGGTCCTACAGGATCTACAGGTGCCACAGGTGGCACAGGAGCCACGGGTGCTACTGGTAGCACGGGTGTAACAGGCCCTACAGGGCCTACAGGAGCCACGGGAGCAACAGGTGCAGGGTATAACGGGGTAGCCTCTCTTACTAGCGTTACAGTGGCTACAGGGTCGCAAACCTTTGCTCTTATTGCTGGTCAAGGTGCTTACCTTAATGGCGCACGAGTGCGGGCTTTTTATACCGTAACTCCGTCTAACTTTATGGAAGGTTTAATTACTTCCATCTCATCTTCATCTGTGACGATCAATGTTGACACCATTGGCGGTTCAGGAACATACGCTATTTGGAATTTTAGCATCACAGGTAATCCTGGTGTTACAGGACCTACAGGGCCTACAGGCCTTACAGGCAGCACTGGTGCCGCAGGGTCTACAGGTGCCACAGGTGGCACAGGTGGCACAGGATCAACTGGATCAACTGGCGCCACAGGCGCAGCAAACCTTTGGGATATATTACTTTTTGGCGGTATGTGATACGATTGCGCCATGGCCAAGACCAAAGTAGCAACTTATTCTATATGTAAAAACGAGAGTAAGCACATTCTGCGTTGGGTCGAAGCCACCAAAGATGCAGACTATCGAGTAGTAGTAGATACAGGTTCTACCGATGGTAGTCAGGATATGCTACGAGCATTAGGCGTAACAGTCCATCAGATTTATTTAGATCCATTTCGCTTTGATGTGGCTCGTAATACAGCCCTATCACTTGTACCAGAGGATGCCGATGTCTGCGTTATCTTGGATATGGACGAAGTTCCCGAAGAAACTTTCTTTAAGAAAGTCCGCCAAAAGTGGCTACCAGGTACACATCTTGGCTGGATCAGCATGGATACTGGCCAAAAATGGGAACGTGACAGGCTCCACTCAAGGTTTGGTTGGTACTGGAAATATCCATGCCACGAAGTGCAACTGTGGTACGGGGAAGGCACAACACGAGATTGTGACATCCGCAATGCCGTTATACAACACCTTCCCGACAACACGAAATCTCGAGGACAATACCTAACACTGCTAGAGATGGCAGTAAAAGAAAATCCTACAGATGCCCGCATGTGGACTTACATGACTCGTGAGTATTACTTTCACCACAAGTGGCAAGAGGTAATTGACTCAGCAGAAAAACAAATCTTGCTCAATGGCTGGGATGTAGAACAAGCAGCCGTCTGCCGATGGGCAGGTGAGGCTACTCACCAATTGGGCTTGCATGAACAATCTACCCAATGGTATGACAAAGGTGTACAACTTCTTCCCCGCGAAGGTGAATCTTGGTATGGCGTAGCAATTGATGCTTACCGTCGTGAGGATTGGACAAGGTGTTTAGATGCTTCTATCAACGCTTTGGAACGTCCCCGATCCGTCCACTACTGCTACGAATCAGCGGTGTGGGATTGGAAAGCCTATGACCTTGCAAGCATCGCTGCTTATAACCTCAAGCATATTGACGAAGCAATAGTTTTTGCCGAGCAAGCCGTTAAAGGCAAAGGCGAAGAAACAGAACGTATCCAACGCAATCTTGATTTTTTCAAAGGAGTAAAAAAGAATGTCGCATCAGCACTCAGTAAAAATCCTTGATTGGGGACTAAATGCGAATTACGATTCTGTGCCTATCAAGTATGGTTGTTTGGAATGCAGCGATGTCTTTAATGAAATTCCTCGTTATGAGGAAGTCGAATCACCACACTCCAAACACACCACATATGTAGACGACTGCTTTGGATGTAAGGCCAAAACTCTTGAATTATCCACAGGTGATGCTGCGGGTAACAAAGGCATGTCCACTAAGAAGTGGAATGCCGAACTTGATGGTTACGCCGATGCTCGTTCACAGGGCATGCAACCAGCAGGTACTACCAAGAAAGCAGTNCANGAAGCAAAGGAAGCCAGCGATAAGTTAGGCGTTGCGTATAACGCAGAAACTATGCCAGCGGCTCAAAAGATTACCAAGAAAAGCGCAACAGTGATGAAAGAAACGGGAGCAATCTAATGGCAACAGCAAAAAAAGGTATGGGCTTTGCAGCAGCACAGAAGTCCATCGCTAAAAAGGAAGGCGTGCCTATGAAGAATGCAGGCGCAATCCTAGCAAGTGCAACACGTAAGGCTTTGCCAGCGGCGAAGAAAGCCAACCCAAACCTAAAGAAAGTTAAAGGAAAGTAATATGTGTGCTTCATGCGGATGCGATTCAAACATGGCAAAGACATCAGGCAAGTTAGATGGTAAGCCAACTGCTACACCAGAAGGTTCATACGAAGGTGTTGGCGGCACTGTTACATGGCCAACAAACAAGTAAAGATTACTGGTCAAGCCAATCAAGTAACAACTAAGACCATCATTATAGGTAACAAAGAAGTGCAAGTAATAGCACATCCAAGTTCGGCGAAAGGTAGATAATGACTATACCAAGTTTGCAGTATAGTATGAACAGATTGGCAGGCACCATTGTTAATGGTGTGCCAACACTTGATACTCAAGGTGCTGCTAATAAATGGGCAAACCCTCCAAGTCCTTTGGACCTAGTGGGTGCATTAAACTACCTTTACGCCACTCGCAATTCGGTTCCCAACAAACGGTTGGCATTGCAAGGTGCGCTTAACGCACTTGCTGGCACCTCTGGCCTTGGCGAGAATCTAGCAGCATCGTTGATTGCATCATGACGCTATTTTCTGAACTAATNGATGAGACATCGCTCTCTCTTACGGGCTACACNAACCGTCANGATCAGGCTACNTTNCTGACAAGCCCAATGGCTGCAACCGATCTAACCTTTGTCGTTGCCGATGGCACCGTTCTNACACGTGGTTTGGTTGANATTGACGAAGAGTTGATATGGGTTGATTCTTTTGACCGTACAACCAACACAGCCACAATCCCTGCCTATGGTCGTGGATTTAGAGATACAACCGCTGCGGTACATACAGCAGGCACACGGGTAACTATCACACCATCGTTCCCACGCTCAGTTATTCGCCGTAACTTGCAGCAAGCAATTGATGCTGTTTACCCAGACCTGTTCGGTGTTTACTACACCCTCTTTACATTTCAAGCCGCAGTGACAACTTATGTCCTGCCAGATGAATGCGTAGATGTTCTTGCTGCCTCATGGCAGACCATCGGCCCATCTAAGGAATGGCTACCTATCCGTCACTATCGTGTAGATCGTACCGCTAACCCAATTGTATGGAACAGTGGCAAGACTATTTCGATCCGTGAAGGCATTATTCCTGGTCGTCAGATCATGGTGACTTACACCAAAAAGCCTACTGTGCTTCAGTACGATACAGATGATTTTTCTATGACTGGTCTTGAAGATACTTGCCGTGAGGTAATCGTCTTGGGAGCCGCTTACCGTACCGCAATGTACCTAGATTTTGGTCGGGTACCTGCGATGTCTGCAGAAGCAGGTTCTATGGGTCAAAACAATCCCATTGGNTCNGCNGTCAACATTGGCCGTTCTATTCAGAATCTTTACCAGCAACGCNTGCAAATTGAGATTCGTCGTCTGCAAGAGCAGTTCCCACCTCGCACCCATTACACATCATAAGGATAGCCAATGACAAGATACTATTCCGCAATTGCTGTAGATAACACGCTTGCTAGTGCTATTACTAGCACAGCCACAACTGCAACTTTAAGCGTTGCGCCAGTTGGTTATCCAAGTTCATTTCCGTTTATTTTGGCCTTTGATTATAACCAAGCAACTGAAGAACTTATCTTAGTAACTGCCATCTCTGGCACAACGCTTACCATTAGCAGAGGCTTTAACGGCACAACCCCTCAAAGCCACGCTGTAGGCGCTGTAATCCGCCACGTTATTACTGCTCAGGATCTAACAGATGCCCAGACGCATTACGCGGCAACTACCTCAGTACACGGAATTACCGATACATCGGTACTAGCAACACAATCAACAGCAACGGATGTCTCTAATTTGGCATCTTTTCTTAACATGGGAGCATAACAAATGACAACAACATATAAAATACTAGGGCAGTCGGCTCCTGCAAATACATCCAACGCTGACTTGTACACAGTACCCGCATCAACCTCAACAATTGTTTCAACAATTGCTATTACTAACACAACGGCAACCGTCGCTAACGCTACGGTTTATATCCGCAAGGCGGGAGCGGCAGCGGCTACTGGCAATGCTTTTGTTTATACGCAAGCGATTCCTGCTTACAGCACTGTTAC